GACCATTTAACTTTACTAGGTCCTGTTTTTTTCTTTGCTTCTTGTTTAGTTATTTTACTTGCAACTGCTTTTGGTCTACAGGCAGGATAAGGTCTTTTCTTTTTATCCTTGCCTGACCTTCCACATTTTTTACCTGTCTTAACATCTCGCCAATCTTCTTTAAACCATTTAGTTAAGCCACTATTTTTAGGCTTTGCCATTAGTAAGTTCCACCACGTTTCTTATATGTACGAACAAGCCATGCATTTGCATATGCACTGGGATATGTTGAAAATTTTCTTTTAGCTTCTGATTTTACCCTTGAGTATAATGCAGGGTTTTTTGGTTTAGGTGATTTACTTGTTGATTTTTTCTTTTTTGGTATTGCCATTATATTTATATTCCTTATATGCTTGTTTAATTTCTTCTATAGTTCTTTTACAACCTATACAAATATTATCTACTAACTTACATACTTTTATGCATGGTGTTAAAATTTTCCTGTCCATTTACCAACAAACCATGCTAATAATCCTGCAAAAAATAATACAAATATAATAGCTATTCCATATCCTGCATATTCTATTAATTCTTCTTTACGTTTTGCAGCCATCTTTTCTGCATATCTTCTTGACTTTCTAGCCTGTGCCTGAAACTCTTGCCAATCCTGCCACAATCCGGGTCGACCTGCATAAATCATTATCTGCTTGAGTTCGTCTTCTTGTTGCTTTATTTTTTCTAAAGCTAAAAACTCTTCTAAGTCACTACCACCTACACCTTTTGCTTTTTGTTTTTTTGCTTTCTTTTCAATTTGTTCTTTAGCAAATACAAAATCAGATATTTGTTTAGCACAACCAGTAAGTTCTTTTCCATTAGAAACAAAACTTTTTATTATTCCAAAAGCTGCATTTGCTGCTGCTAGTTCTGCTAACATTATCTTTTCCTTATTGGTTTGCAATATGCAGTTATTTTTAAATTAGGTCCTTCCCTTTGAGGTATTGTAGGTTGACTTGTTAATCTCTCTGCAAAGTATAAACATCTATCTATATTTTGGAAGGTTTGTGTTTGGTCTACTACTCTTATTCCCATCATAAACACTAACACAAACTCTATCATGCTTTATTATGTTTCCTTCTTATTTGTTCTTTTCCTGCTTTAGCAAGTCTTGCTTGTTCTTTCTTCCCAGATACTTTGGCTCGTTGTTCAAGGACTGTAAGTATCTGTATCTTTCTCGCAAATGGTTTATTAATTCTTTTAACTTTTGCAATGGTGTTTTTAGCATCTGCAACTGTGGCGAATTTGATGCTAACAGTGTCTTTAGGGTTTTCATCTGTGTATAATCGCCTACCACTTCCTTTTGGTTTTTTTCCTGTTCCAATTTTAGGGTCTTTTCTTTTTACCATTTAAAACACTTTTTAAAGATTTAGCTTGTTTAGCATGAAGTTTGGATGCTTTATTTAATCCTTTAATAACTTTTTTAATTTTTCTTTTTTGCTTTTCCATAACCCTTTACCTGTCTTGCAGAAGTTGTGTTACCTTTATGTTTCTCAGTTTTTTCAGGCTTGTCATATAAGCTTGAAATAAATCCACCACCAAACATAGGTTTAAATCCCATATTTATTTTAGCCTTTGCAGGAAGCTTATGTATTCCCGGACTTTCAGATTTAGGTGGTAATGGTTTAAGACCTACAGTTTTACCTGCAGATAACTTTTTAACCTTTGCATAATTTTCAGGAGACATAAATCCTTTAGGTTTTAAACCTCTCTTTTTTAAATTGTCATAAGTAAATTGAGCATCATAACTACTTGAACCTTTAATATTACTTCTACTTTTCTTTTTAACTTTAATAGGAGTTTTAACTTTAGGTAATTCTTTTTTAATTACTTTAGATGTCTTAGGTGTTTTTATTTTAGGAGTAAAATCTTTTGGTGGCTTTTTATTTTTATTACCTCCATCACTAATACTACCCTCACTTGGATTTTTATCCTTTGGTACTAAAAAACCTGCAGTAATTACACCTAATCCTGCAGCATATTTTTTCCAATGTTTTCCAAAATGTTTTTTTAAGTGAGCTATTTTACCTGCGTTAGTTGTTATATTTTTAGGAATAGTAGTTAAAGCAGTAGTTTTCTTTTTAACTATATTAGTTCCTTTAGGAATAGTAACTAAATTAGTTCCTGTTTTTGTAGATGGTTGTTTAGTAACAGTTAAAGCATTTGATTGCTTATTTGTATTCTTTGTAGTATTTTTAGATATTTTATTTTTTTTATTCTTTTTTAAAGTATCGGCTAATTTTTTATTATATTCTTTTTGGCTAAATACTTTTTCTGCTTTATTAATTTTACTTTTTATATTTCTTTTTGTTGTTGCATCACTTGCAAGTTTCTTAACAGGAGTATCTGTCTTTTTAATTACCTTTGTAACTTTTTTATTTTTATTTTGTTTCTTTGCTAAGTTTTCTGCTCTTTTACTAACTTGTTCTTGTTTAGAAATTTTTTTAGCTATATCTTTTTTTTGTATAGTAATCTTTTTACCTTTAGTACCCCCACCTGTAATAAATTTTTCATAGGCATCATCTATATTTTCTTTAAGAGACTTACCTAGTGTAAGTATTTTTTTAGCTGCCATTATTTTTTTCTCCCTGTTAGTGCCTTACCATAACCACGCATTGCTCTACCAATACCTCGTATAGTATTCTTACCTGTTCCTGTTTTAATTGGTAGTCCTGTTCTAATTGCAGTATCTATCATATCAATACTGTCATAGACACCCATAGGCATAAGAGAAAGCATTGCACCCTTAAACTTACCTAGTTTTGGTTTAGCACTTTTACCTATAGTCTTCTTTCCTGTACCTGCTTTATAGCTAAGCATACCACCTTTCTTTCTAGGTATTACACCAAACTTTTCTTTTACACCTTTAGCTGCAGGTTTATTTTTATTTAGATTTTCAAGCTTCATTTTTAAACTACCTATTAACTTAGGTTTAAGTTCTTTTTGCTTTTCAATTAGTTTGCTAATTTTATTTTTAATCCTACCATAGTCACTTCCTTTAGTAGCATTTTTAATTAAAGGTCTATTTTTTAAATCATTTAAAGTTGCCTTTGCAGGATTAGACATAAGACTTTTTTCTGCTTTACTTAAAGCTTCATTTAATCTTTTAAATTCTATCTTACTAAAAGTTTTTTGATTTTCTAATAAACCTTTAACAGTTTTTCTTTTTCTTATTTCAGGAGACATTGCATCTAACTCTTTTTGAGAATACATTGTCTTAGTTGTTATTTTTGGTTTATCTTTTTTAGCAACTAATTTATTTGCAAAACTTTTATTAGGTCCTCCAAAGTCACCCTTATTAATTTTAAGAATTTGCTTTTTAATATTTCTTTCAGTTGCAAGTGTACCTTTTAATTTATCACCTACACTTAATGTTTTTCTTTTAGGAAACTTTTTAATTTCTTGTGAAGCAGGAACTGCAAGTTCTGTTACTTTTTTAACACCTTCATCAGTTTCAACTTTTTTAGTTGCTCGTAAAACATTTTCTCTAAATTCTTTAGCTATTTGAGAAGAAGTAAGTCTTGGAGGTATATCACCTCTTATAACATCTAACTCTTCTGTTTTAGTTCTAAAAAAGTTTTTAGGAAGAACTTTTAACTGAGCCATTCTTCTCATACGTCTTGCTTCTTTACTTAAATTTGGAATACTAGCAGCATCCACTCTTTCTAAAAGATTAGGATTAGCATATGTACGAGTAACAGGACTTACTCTTCCTTCTTTTATTATTTGAGCAGGAGACTTTCCTTTAGCTTTAGGACTAAGGGATTGAACTTTATCAGCTAGTTTAACTGTTGCTCCTTTTTCACCCATACCTTCAGTATCTCTTCTTTTACCTTTCATCTTTTTAGATGCGTCAGATATTAAACCTTTTCTTTCCATTTTTTGTTTAGCAGTAAGACCTGTTAAATCTTTTTTCTTTGCCCTGCCACTTCTTTCAACCATATAGAAAGCTTTTTTAGGTTTATCTTGATGACCCTTACCATCAGGAGATTTTTTTAAAACATTATTAATGCTTATTCTTTTTTGACCTTTAGCTTTAGCTTCTTCAAATTTCTTTGAATATATTTTTTTAAATTCGGCACTACCTTCTTTCACACCTTTTGGTTTAGGTGTGGATGCTTTCTTTTCAGCTTTTTTTAAAACCTTAATTCCTGCTTTTACTAATTTAGATATTGCCATATTATTCTCCTAGTAAAGTCTGTTAGGCATTGCAGGTCCTGACTTCATACCTACTTTACCACCACCAAACAATTTCTTTTTAGCTTTACCAACTACAAATTCTACATTAGAATCTTTTCTTTGTTTTTTATCTGCATAAGGTAAACCACTTCCTTCTTGCATATATGTTTTCTTTTTCTTAGGTCTTGGTGTTGGCATTGCAGTAGGTTTTTTAACAGGTTTTTTTCTAGGAGTATTTGCTACACTTTGATTTCCAACTTTACTTGAAACTCCTAAACCTCCTGCCAATACCATAGTTTTACCTATGTTTTTTGCACCTGCTAATGCTTTAGTATTTCTAACATTTTTATCTACTGCATCTTGTTTAGATTTTTTAATAGTTTTTATTTTACCTGTTTTTTTATCTTGAGCTTGGGTAATACCTACTTTCTTACCTTTACCTTGATTTGTTTTTATTTTACCTGTTTTTTTATTCTGAATAGATTCTCTTCTTGTAATAGTTTTAGTTTGACCTTTTTTATCTTTAACACCTTTACCTGATTTAGTAAACTTACCTAAAATATCTTTGCCAATCTCAACACCTTTTTTTACTAATGCACCACCAACAAACTTTTTAGTTGTCTTTCCCTTTATAGGCATACCAATAACTTCACCTGTTCTTCCTTTAGGTGGTAGCATTTCCAAAACTTGAGAAGGTGTTAATCCCTTATACATTTTTGGATTTTTTGTTATTGCAGATTCTACTCTTGCTGCATCATTTTTATTCATTGGTTTAGAAGGCATAGACTTTCTCATTTTTTCTGCTGCCATTCTCATAAGTTTAGTCATTGCCATTTTACAATCCCCCTTGTGTAATTGTGTTGTCACCTCCTGCAGGACTTGCAGGTGCTTCCATGTCATCTCTTCTAGTTCTTCTTGCCTGATTCCGAAGAGCAGTCACAGACTCTTTATATCTTGTTTCATATACACCTATTGCTTCATAGTTTTTCATAAACAATAAAGCTTCTATCATAGATGCATTATATAATGCATTGTAACAAAAATCTGAAAAGTAATTAGTAGGAGTTGCAGATGCAAGTGTAACAGGTCTTGATATGTGTGCAACAATACCATCTACAGTTGACACTGCAGTAGGTGCAATAAGTATAGTTGTGTTATCTCGTCTTGCATAATACTCAGGTGTTCCTGTACTTGCACTTACTGACCAATAGTCATTAATAAATTCATCTGTTCTTTGTACTAAATTTATCTTTGTTCCTGCATTATTTATATTTACATTCTTTACTATTCTTGTTCCTGCAGGAAGATTAATTATATTTTTACCACTTGAAACTGCTACAGATGTATATGTAACTAAACCATAGTCATCTAAGTCTGTAGTCAATCTTAACTCTGCCTTATTAACCATTCTAGGTATAGCAGTCTCAAAGTCAGAGTTATCATTCTCTGTACTTTCTATTAAGTCATTTACTAAGTAAGTATAATTAGCCATAAAAAACTGTCACAGTACTTGCTGAAGTAGGTGCAGAAACTTTAACTGGTCCTATCATTCTTACACCATTATCAGGTATATATATGTCTCCTGCATCTACATTAGTAGTTCCAACAAATTTTATATTACTTCCTGAAGTACTGCCATTTTCATCTGTCTGACTTCCTGTAATAAGAAATGTTCCTACTCCACTATAACAAATAGTTCTGACTCTTGTATCTGCAACAGTCACACTTGAAAGAGTATCAAGTACTGCTCCACTTCCTGTAACCATTCCTGTTCTTATATTCGTTGTCATTTAATTCTCCTTAATATATTTATTATACAAAAAAATAGGGAAGGATGCAAAATATATCCCTCCCTTTTTTTCTAAATTAATAACTTAAAGCTATCTATTAGGATGAACCTGAAGCTCCATAGTAACTTCTCCAGTCAGAAAATCCAAAGCTATATCTTTCTCTAGCTTTAAATCTTACATTGCCTGTATCAAAGTCTGGCTCCATTTTAGTCTGCAGTGGTGAACGTACAAACATCTTAGCTCCATTAGGACAATCAGTCTTTAAGAACCATGCATTAGTATCGGTAAATCTTCTATTTACAAAGAATCCACCCGGAACCATGCCCTGATTTCTGATTGAGTTAATGTCGTTAACATTTGTTGCACCATTTGCAGCAGTAGTTGGATTAACCCCAATAGTAGTTGACATAGTACTGTTCAGAATTTGGTCTGCAGTAAATGCCAAGTCTGAAGGTATATGCAATGATTGAGTCTGAAGACCTATCAATATACCTCTATCATCTTTTGCTTTAGATATAGTAATCAATGAAGACTCTAGTGAAGCTTCTGACAAGTCAGTTGCTCCTAAAGTATTTGATTGATTTCCATCACCTATAGTTGGATGTGATGCAGAAAATAATTGCTGACCATCTCCACCTGCGAAAGCTGAATTAAAACCATTATTAAATACGTCTGCAGCCTTAACTTGCTTAGTATTAGCCATTGCTCTTGCTAATCCTTTTGCTCTTAATTTTGCAAATGTATCATAAAGGTTATCTTCCATTGCTTCTTCAGTGATTGCAAAAGCCAGTGCAACTGTCTCATGCGTATATCTTGAAGTGAAAGACTCTTGAGCATCATCAAAGGAAACTGCAGCACCTTCTGCTTTAATAGGTGCAGTGCCAAATCCTGTGAATAATACTTCTTCTTCAAATGCTCTATCTGAGTTTTCAGTCTCAAACAAAGGCTTATGCTCATCAGATACTTCTCCATACTCCATGCCAAAAACTGCATTAAGTCCGGGAAGAAGTTCTTTTGAGATACTTGCTCTATTTATAGCCATAGTTTAATCTCCCCTTATCCGTTTAGTAAATATGCAGTTATAGTAGTAGGCACAGAAACAATCGTAGTAAAAAAGTTATCTGTATGTTGTACTAATCTTGCATTTAATTTTAAAAATGCTCTTTCAGTACCAACAGCAACTTGGTTACCCGGTTCGTTTACAGAATCCAATGCACGTACCATTGCAATGCCTGAAGTTCTAGTTGAAGCATCTATACTATGTCCAGATTTACCTGTAAGTGTAGACCCTGCTCCTAAAACTACTCCAAAGTTCTGCGAACCAAACAAGTCTCCTGCAGTAACAGACGCATCTGCCTGTACTTCAAAAACTTGATTGGGGTCATCACACACTATTCCAAATGCATCAGTAGTTGATGTACCTGAAGGAAAGTATGATTTAAATTTTTGTTCGCCATTCTCAACATATCTGCAACCCATGAATACACCCTGCACGACTTCATTAGTGTCAGTAACAGTTTGCAAAT